CTCGCCTGCGGCGACTTGTCTTTTTTCTTCTTCAGTAAGAAGATCTTGACAAACACCACCTTCACATAGTGCATAATATTCTCTTAAAAGTTGCTTACCCATAGCTAAGATCCCTTACAGCAGCGCCTTACCGGTTGCAATCTCCATTTACTCGTCCAAACGTTTGTATTCATGTTTAACTCCATTGTCTCCGAAAATCATATTAAGTATATAAGATGTGCCTGATGATAACCAACCCAAAAGGAAAAAATTAAACACAGTTACATCAAAACTAAATAGTTCTGTGAATGGAGAAAGTAGCATTAATAACCACCCAACGTGAAATCCCATACACATAGGGCAGTTAGCTAGTTCGCCAAGTTTGCCTTTCTTTGGTCTTAATCTCGAAAAGATCTTGCCATAAACAAGGATCTGTGTGAGCCCGTAGGCGCATAATATAAATGTTAATAGTTCCGTCATTTTACATTCCTTGTGCTTGGCCGGCTAACCAATTGGTCAAACACGTTAAAGTAACTTTATTAGCGCAAGCCCCCATCACTGCAGTAAGTGCCACTTTTAAAGGTGTGCCGCCGGATTGAACTATTTGTTTTACCCCAGGAACTTCTAAAAGATTTCCATTTGCAATTGTATGTTGTACAGTAAATATAGCCTGATCTACTTGTTGTTGTTCTTTTTCAGCAAACTCTTTTTTGGCTTGTTTATAAAGTTGCATTTGCTCAGGAGTAAAATTATCTATCTTTACGCCAGTTAGGCCGGCCATCTTTTTCCACTGTCGAGTGCGGCGCTGGCGCTCTTTTTTACGCTTTCTAGCTTGTTTCGCTGCCGCGGCCTCTTCAAGTGTTTCTTCAGTTTCAGCGGCGGGCGCATCTGTAGGTTCTATCGGCGCATCTCCGCCGGCGTCTGCACCTAGTGAAATTGCCATAATACTTTTAAAAAATTCTTCTAAAGCTTTCTTTTGTTCGTCATCAACTTCAGGCGACGAAAGATCTTCTTCAGCTAAATGATTTTTCCAATTCTCCATTATCAATTTCATATCGGACATAATCGCATTCCTAAATCGTATACAAATAATTTAACGAATAAGGATCTCT